TGAACCATGTCCTCATACATCATCGCTCCTTGATCTTCTATGACTCTGCAGTCACTCTCCTGGATGTTAAACATCTCGTAGAGCTCCTCGGTTCGACCGAAGAGATAGAAGGCCGGGGGAAAGCAGTATACTAAGTATGCTCTTCCCATGGCGTCTCCGATGCGGACTAAGTCCGCGGCGAGCCGCTCATCCCGGGAGATAAGGACAATAGATTCTTCCGATGGGAGGTTCCTCCTGAACTCTTCCTTTATTACCGAGTCTGACTCGATAAATAGAGGAAGGCGCTCACGGAGTTGCCTAGGGAGATCAGTTCGGTTCACTAAGTGATTGAATATGGTCTCCCCCTGGAGATCCAGAATAGAGTTGTGGCTTAGCCATTCAATGATATCCTGGTGGAGAGACCTATGGTCATCTCCCCTCCTACTAAAGGAGAATCCTAAATGCATGTGGTCAAGTAGGGGGGTCAAGTCGGCCCGCACTAAGTACGGGTCGTAATTATAATACTGGAAGCCTGGGGAGACCCAGTGCCTCAAGAATTTTTCCGGGATGACGTATGTAGGCTTGAACCCCTCAGCGCCAAGCGCTCGAGGGACCTGCACCATCTCCATCTTCGGTAAATCTTCGTACTTCGTGCCTGTTAGACATGCACGGTAGTACGCAGCCTTGACCATCCTAAAGAAAGTCTTCTGGGGGGGTTCTAGGAACCCCCTTACCTGGAGTGATCTGAGAGACGAGTTTGACTCGTCAATCGGAACCACTACATGGTCAGGAAGATACTCTCTCAACTTGTCGGACGTAGGTAACCAAGTCTTATACTTGGTTATTACCTGATTGAAGGTATCTGACGCAACAAGGCGGAAACCAGAGGTTCCATTCATCAACATTGAGATCCTGATAAGAACTTCGTTCTTATCCTTCTTACGAGACTTAGTCTCGATGATCTTTCTGAAGAATGAAGGGTCGGGAGTGTAACTCCCATCTCCTCCGATTTCAATAGGAAGAAAAGGACACAGTGTGTCCGACTCGCGGGGCAGGGTAATGTGCTGGAGGACTTGCGCCCTCTGGTACATATCTTGTCTCGCGAGGTGGACGGCTGCTACCCAGCGAGTCTCCTTGCCAAGCAGGGAGAACTTGCCTGCCTGTACACCACTGAAAGTTTGACTTTCAGCAGTTACAGGAAGTAGCAGACGAACTCTGGGGATATCGAGGTAAGAGATTTTAT